TGGAACCTTGAAGTAACCACACAGGTAGTAGAAAATATTGAGAAGTCTTATAGTGCTCCTGCCGTAGAACCAATTGTAGAACAAAATTTAATACCAGAAAAAGATGGTACATTCGTCAAGTTCGGTCCGTTTACAGACCTTAAAAAAATTATACAAAGTGGGATTTTTTATCCTACTTTTGTCACTGGTCTTTCTGGAAATGGTAAGACCTTCTCTGTAGAGCAAGCATGTGCTCAACTAGGTAGAGAACTTATTCGTGTAAACATTACTATTGAAACAGATGAAGATGATCTTATTGGCGGTTTCCGTCTTGTTGATGGTGCCACAATCTGGCATGACGGACCAGTTATTCAAGCTCTCAACAGAGGAGCTGTCTTGCTCCTTGACGAAATCGACCTTGCCTCAAACAAAATCCTCTGCCTCCAGTCCATCCTTGAGGGTAAAGGAGTTTTCCTTAAAAAGGTCGGAAGATTCGTCCAACCAGCGAAGGGTTTCAACGTCATCGCAACCGCAAACACTAAAGGTAAAGGTTCAGATGATGGACGATTTATTGGAACTAACGTGCTTAATGAAGCCTTCCTTGAGCGATTCCCTGTAACATTTGAACAGGATTATCCAGCACCATCTTCAGAACAAAGGATTCTTATGAATGTTGCTGATAGTATTGGTGTTAATGATTCTAATTTCTGCCAAAGATTAGTAGATTGGGCTGATATTATTCGCAAGACTTTCTATGATGGTGGTGTTGAAGAGATCATTAGTACACGTAGATTGGTACATATTATCCGTGCCTATTCTATCTTTGGTAAAAAAGAAAAAGCAATTCAAGTTTGTGTAAATAGGTTTGATGAAGAAACAAAGCAGTCATTTATGGAGTTGTATGATAAAGTAGATGCTGACTTTGATTTTAACAGAGCAGAAGACAAAGCTTATGAGGAAGGACAATGATTTTTATTAACTTAATTCCACATGGAAACTATCAAGGATTATCTCCTGAAGGGCAGATGGTTGCCATCATAGTTGGATTACTATTCTTTGTTATGGGATATGGATTGTATCTTACAATCGGACCAGGAAAAAAGGATTTACGTGATCCTATTGATGAACATGCAAAAATGCATGAACTTGGTATTGCTCATGGACATGGTGGAGACAAAGATGCGTATGTAATCTCTGGTAAACTTGACAAACACACACATAAAGAAGATGAATCTGTGGAAAGAGTATAAAGATGCCTTACATGAATCTATAGATCTCCATAATGGAGTAGGTCATGTATGGGCTCAATGGGAGAGTAAGGGAACTACTCTCCTTGCCAAAACTTATACTAATAAACATCTTATTAAATCAAGAGAAGTTGAGATATGGAGTGATACTTCATGTATTTACAACAACATTCTTTATCCTAAGACTGGATCTAATCTCCCATGTTTTGGTATGGATCTAATGGCATTTAATGAGAATAGAGTTATTGTTGTATTTGATTTTCAACATCCAGTAGAAAATTATCTTTTTTCTATAGAAGGATTACCAAAGGCAGAAAAAGACTATAGATTTTTTGAAATGGGTAATCATTTTTCTGAGAATATCTTTGTAAGGTATTGTAAGATGGAAGAAGTAAATGCTTATCTATCTACTTTCAAAGAATACTTGACTAACTTTAAATTTATGTTAGAATTAGAAAAACCCACTGGTACAGATACTAGTGAATATAAAGACTTTGATGCTTATATGACCAAGCTTGATCCAGTAGGTGGATATCTTAAAGGTAAGTTTGGGAAAGAAAAAGCAGAGAGTCTAGTAAACGATTTCTTATTTGAATATGGTTAATGCATGGAGTCTAGCAGCATCCATATTAGATGGAACATTTGATGAGGATTATCCTATGATTGATAAAGAAGAACATTCTGATGCTTGGTATGATTACAATCGTAATGATCCAGATAGAGAAAATCCTTTCACTGATCCAAAAGATCGGGCTAGGGCAGAAAAAGTAGTTGGTAAAGGTAATACTGCATCTGAGTATCCATCAGAATTTACAACACTTTCTGATAATGATGATCAAATTGCACATCATGTTAGTGCAAATTGGGAAGAATTAAATCTAAATATACATGCAAATTCACCATACAATGATGGGTGGACACAACAAGCAGCAAAGGAGGAACTTGCAAAAATGACAGACAGTAGAAACAAGTATCATGAGAAAGAAATTTTGAAAGATGTTGAAGATTATGTTTCAGGTACTTACAATGGACATTATACTGGTACAAAACATGAGTATCGTAATGTTCAGACAATAGACTTGATGGCATCTAGGGATCTTGCATCTGATTTCTGTCAGGCAAATATCTTAAAGTATGGTAGTCGCTATGGTAGTAAAGATGGAAAGAATAAGAAGGACTTGATGAAAGTGATACATTATGCTATGCTATTACTACATTTTGATGAACACTACGGTAAACCATCTATCACATCTGGAAACATTGATCACAACATGCCTTAATTATGAATCTCTCTGACAAAACTTTAACCATCCTTAAAAACTTTGCTGGTATTAACAATTCAATTCTTGTTAAGCAAGGTACACAACTACGTACAATATCTGTTGCCAAGAATATTCTTGCAGAAGCTCAGATTGATGAGGAGTTTCCTCGTGATTTTGGGATTTATGACTTGAATCAATTCTTAAATGGATTGAGTTTGCATCAAGATCCTGAGATGGATTTCTCTCCAGAATCTTATCTCAATATTCGTGAAGGTAAGCGTAGGGTAAAATATTTCTATGCAGATCCTGCAGTTATTATCTCTCCACCTGAGAAAGAAATTACACTTCCATCTGAAGATGTACATTTCCAGTTGGATAGTATTGCACTGGAAAAACTTCTTAAGGCAGCAGCCGTATATCAACTTCCTGATCTTGCAGCAGTTGGTGAAGCAGGTGTTATTAAACTTGTAGTTCGTGATAAGAAGAATGATACTTCTAATGAGTTTGCTGTTGTAGTTGGTGAAACTGATAAAGTATTTTCTTTCAACTTTAAGGTAGAGAATATTAAGATTATTCCTGGTGCTTATGATGTTGTTGTTTCATCTAAGTTATTATCTAAGTTTACCAATACTCAACACGATTTGAAGTATTTTATTGCCCTTGAACCAGATTCTACATTTGGTTAATGAAAAGAGCATGGAGAATATGGAAGTATGCACTGGGTAGTTTCTCTGATGAAAAGACTAGACGATACGACAATTACGTTGTTCTGGTACGTTCTATTATTTTCTTTTCTTATCTCGTTACTAACTGTTTTATTATTAGCGGAGTAATCCGTCACTGGAATGATTTATGAGTGATTTTATTTGGGTTGAAAAATATAGACCCCAGAAAATTGAAGACTGTATTCTCCCAGAGAATATTAAGAAAACCTTTAGTGATTTTCTAAATAAGGGTGAAATACCAAATATGCTTCTTGCAGGTCCGCCAGGTGTTGGTAAAACTACAGTGGCAAAAGCACTCTGTAAGGAGTTAGGAGTGGACTATTATGTCATTAATGGGTCAGATGAAGGCAGGTTTCTTGACACTGTTAGGAATAACGCCAAGAACTTCGCATCTACAGTCTCTCTTACGAGTGACTCGAAACACAAAGTCATCATCATCGATGAAGCAGACAATACCACTTCCGACGTACAGCTCCTCCTTAGAGCGTCTATTGAGGAGTTCTCCAAAAACTGCAGATTCATTTTCACTTGCAATTACAAAAATAAAATCATTGAACCCCTCCATTCGAGATGCGTTGTGGTTGAGTTTGGCATTCAGAAAAAGCATAAGCAAACGATTGCAGTAGAATTTTTTAATAGACTTGTTTATATCCTAGAACAAGAGAAGATTGAGTTTGATAAGAAAGTTATTGCAGAATTAGTTAATAAACATTTTCCTGATTGGAGAAGAGTACTAAATGAATGTCAAAGATATTCAGTTGGTGGTAAGATAGATAGTGGAATATTAGCCGCATTTTCAGATGTTGTAGTAGATGATCTCATTAAAAACCTTAAAGAAAAAAACTTTCCTGAAGTACGTAAGTGGGTCAACAGTAATTTGGACAATGATACTTCTGTATTACTGCGTCGCATTTACGATAGTCTTTACGAATCCCTTGTGCCTAACACTATTCCTGCTGCCGTTCTTATTATTGCGAAGTACCAGTATCAAATAGCATTTGTTGCTGATCAAGAAATAAACATGTTGGCGTGTTTAACTGAAATTATGGTTGAGTGTAAATTTAAATGAATGAATTGTTTTGGGTGGTTAGGTATTATACTGCTAATTAGTGGTATAAGTTCTATAGCTATTAGTATTTTTGCAATCATGGAGATTATAAAATGAAGAAAGATGTACTATCTCTCTTAAAAAAACATGCTTATCGTAGAGGTGAGTTTACTTTATCATCAGGTAAGAAAAGTGAGCATTATGTAAATTGTAAACCTGTTACTTTAAGAAGTGATGGTTTATGGATGATTAGTGATTTGTTATTACAACATGTAGATGATGATGTAGTAGCAGGTCTTACACTAGGTGCTGATCCCTTAGTTAGTGGTTGTTGTTGTCTTGCTTCTGCTCATGGATATAAGTTGAGTGGTTTAATTATTCGTAAGGAACCAAAAGGATATGGAACAGCATCACAAATAGAAGGACCATTACCAGAGTTAATGACTCTTGGGAAGGGTGGACCAACTCCTACAAAAATTACTGTATTGGAAGATGTAGTTACAACTGGTGGATCAGCAATTAAAGCTGTTAATGTATTGCGTGATGTTGGTTATGAAGTTAATCGTGTTGTTGCAATTGTAGATAGACAAGAAGGGGGTAAAGATGCTATGATGGATGCAGGATTAGAACTTTGTAGTTTATTTACTATAGATGACTTATGCCAAGAATGAATGAGGAAACTAAATTAATGTTCGCATTAGAGCATGTTGCTCATTTGGAAGATTATATAGAGAGAGAATCTCCATTATATCATCCATTAACAACGATTAAAGTTTCTTTAGAAAAGAAACTAAATTATGAAAAATCTAGAAAAAAATTATGAGTCTTACTGAACAAGTTGAAACATCTTTAAGAGATGCTCAGAGTAATTTACGTAATGCATTAGCATTTGCAGCACGTACTGAAGAACCCTATGTTAATAAACATATTGCTGATATGCTGTCAAATATAGATGCACTCATATCTGTAAAGGATTTAATGGACAAAGTTGAAAAACAGGAGGAATTATGATTACGAAAGAAAAACAGAGGAATCAAGTTAAATCAAAATTTTATTATATCTTCTGGGGTATAGCAACAGTTTCTGTAGTACTAGGACAAGTATATGTTGGTTCTGGATATAGAGTATTTGCTAGTGCTTTAGGTAGAATCTTTGATGCTATTGAAGTAGAAGTTCAAAAAGATTTTAATAATGAAAGGTTTTATTAATGAGAGTAGAAACTAGGGAAGCAATGGAGATGTTGTTTTCAGCAAAATGGAACTTGCCAAAGGCAGCAAAACATTGTAGACTATCACGTAAGGAAATGATGATTACCTTTAGTGAGTATTGTGCTTTGCATGAGCCAACTTACGAAAACTTTGATACTGAAATTCAGTTGGAATTAAATTATGAGCAAAAAAGGACTTAAAACACCCCTCAGATATCCTGGCGGTAAGTCTCGTGCTTGTACTAAAATGGCACAATACTTTCCAGATTTCAATAACTATACAGAATTTCGTGAACCATTTGTTGGTGGTGGAAGTGTTGCAATATATGTTACAAAAATGTATCCACACCTTAAGATTTGGATAAATGATCTTTATGAACCTCTTGTAAACTTTTGGAGACAACTTCAAGAGTCTGGGGTAGAATTAAGTGATCAATTAACTAAACTTAAGGAGGAACACAATGCTCCAGATACAGCAAGAATACTTTTTACTAGTTCTAAGGAACGCATTAATAGCAGCGATTGTTCATCCTTTGACCGTGCTGTGGCTTTCTATATTGTTAATAAGTGTTCCTTTAGTGGTCTTACAGAGAGCTCTAGTTTCTCTGCTCAAGCAAGTGAAAGTAATTTTTCGTTTCGAGGCATTGAGAAATTATCTGAATACTCAGAGATCATTTCAGATTGGAGAATAACTAATAAATCTTACGAATACCTAATGGGGCAAGAACTCCATGAAGGTGTTTTTATGTATTTTGATCCTCCTTATGATATTAAGGATAATTTATATGGAAAGAAGGGTGAGATGCATAAGAAATTTGACCATGATAAATTTGCCCATAATTGTGATTTACATACTATGGATATTATGGTAAGCTATAATTCAAGTCAACTCATCAGAGATCGATTTAAAGGTTGGGCTGCTGCTGAGTTTGATCTTACATACACTATGAGATCTGTTGGTGATTATATGAAAGACCAACAGAAACGTAAAGAACTACTTCTTCTTAATTATGGAACTAAAGGATTGGCTTAATTCAATAAATTATACAAAGAAAAATCTTATTGATGAAGATCCATCAATTGAAAAGGAGTATCCTCCTTATATAATTAATCGTTGTTTTTCTGGGCATCTTGACGCAATTATGTTTGCGAATGAAATGAATCAGTATCATTTTTTACCTAAGAAGATGCAATATGATTTTTTGCTAAATACACTGAGACCTAAGAAGAGATTTTCTCCTTGGCTCCGTAAAGATACAATCAAAGATCTTGATTATGTAAAACGTTACTATGGTTATAGTAATGAAAAAGCACAACAGGCTTTGAAAATCCTAACAAAAAATCAACTTAATTTTATAAAATCGAAATTTGAAACTGGAGGAAAACAATGAGTGTGGTGCAAGAGCCTGAGGTGAAATGGACACCCGACCAAATGGTTGAGGTTACATTAAATGAACCTGATGATTTTTTAAAGGTTAGAGAAACCTTAACAAGAATTGGAGTAGCTTCCAGAAAAGAGAAGAAGATATATCAATCTTGCCATATACTGCACAAGCAGGGAAGATATTATGTTGTTCATTTCAAAGAACTATTTGCTTTAGATGGTAAACATGCTAATTTGACATCTAATGATGTTCAAAGAAGAAATCGTATTTCTCAATTACTTGCTGATTGGGGATTAATTACTATTGTTGATACTAAAAAAATACAAGATATTGCACCTTTAAATCAAATTAAAGTATTAGCATACAAAGATAAAGGTGATTGGATACTAGAAACGAAGTATAATATAGGTAGCAAGAAAAAGAAAGTTGACGAATCACAATAACCTTTATAATGGAATATCAGAACGTCTTTTCTATACTTTAGGGAAACGTCCTGACAATGCTTCACTTCATGATTTCTATATGGCATTAAGTTATGCTGTAAGGGATCAGATGATGAATTACTGGTTGTCTATGGAACCACCTACTGGAAAGGAGGTTGCATACTTATCAGCAGAGTTTTTGATTGGTCCACAACTTGGTAATAATCTTATAAGTCTTGGTATTAAGAAAGATGCTGAACAAGCACTAAAAGATTATGATTTAACTTTAGAACAAGTTTTAAATGTAGCAGAAGAACCTGGTTTAGGTAATGGTGGTCTAGGAAGACTAGCAGCATGTTATATGGATTCTTTGGCAACACTAGAAGTACCTGCCACTGGTTATGGTATAAGATATAAGTATGGTATATTCAAGCAGCAGATAAGAGATAATCAACAAATAGAAGTTACTGATAATTGGTTGCATGGAGAATGGCCTTGGGAACTTTGTCACCCAGATGAATCTGTTCATGTTGGATTTGGTGGTAAGGTAGAGAATTATGTATCAGATAGGGGAAATTATAGAGTACGTTGGGTTCCTGATGAACAGGTAATTGCTGTACCATATGATGTATTGCAGTTAGGTTATAAAGTTAATAGTTGTAATAGACTTAGATTATGGAGAGCAGATGCTACGGAGACATTTGATTTCTATGCATTTAATATTGGAGATTACTTAGGTTCAGTAGAACAGAGTGTTTCTTCTGAAACTATTTCTAAGGTGTTGTATCCTAATGATGGTACAGATCAAGGTAAGTTACTTAGATTAAAGCAACAACATTTCTTTGTAAGTGCTTCTCTTCAGGATATGTTGAGGAGTCTTGATAAACGTGGATATGAAATAGAAGATTTCCCACATCATTGGCAAGTACAATTAAATGATACTCACCCTGCTATTGCAGTTGCTGAGTTGATGAGACTACTTGTGGATGAAAGACACCTTGAATGGGAAAATGCATGGGAGATTGTAACTCAGTCTATTGCATATACAAATCATACATTGATGCCAGAAGCATTGGAGAAGTGGGATCTTAAATTGTTTAAGACTCTTTTACCAAGACATATGGAAATAATCTATGAGATCAATAGAAGATTCTTACAGGTAGTAAGACTTCATTATCCTGGTGATGATAAGATGTTAGAGAAGATGTCTATCATTGATGAAAATGGTAATAAGGCAGTACGTATGGCACATCTTGCCACAGTAGGATCTCATCACGTTAATGGAGTTGCAGCATTACATTCCGAATTGATTAAGACTCAATTGATGCCAGAGTTTTATGATCTATGGCCGCATAAGTTTACTAATGTGACTAATGGTGTTACTCCTAGAAGATGGATTGCATCTTCTAATTCAGGTCTTAGTGAAGTACTTGATGAATATGTTGGTACTAATTGGGTGACTAACATGGAGTTGCTTAAAAAATTAGAAGAGCATCAATATGATCCTATTCTCAATGAGAAAATTGGAGAAACAAAATTAGTTGGTAAGCATCATTTAGCAACGTATATCTTTGATAATCTAGGTATTGCCGTAGATCCTTCTAGTATGTTTGATGTGCAGGTTAAGAGGATACATGAATATAAGAGACAGCATTTACTTGCTCTTTGGATTATTGCTCAATATCTTCGTATTAAGAATGGGCAAGATGTAGTTTCAAGAACAGTAATCTTTGGTGGTAAGGCAGCACCTGGATATTATATGGCAAAGTTAATAGTTGAATTTATATGTCATATAGCAGAAGTAGTTAATACTGATCCTGATATGGATGGTAAGTTAAGAGTAATTTTCTTACCAAACTATAGTGTCAAGTTAGGAGAACTTGTATATCCTGCTGCTGATCTATCAGAACAAATCTCTACTGCAGGTAAGGAAGCATCTGGTACAGGAAACATGAAGTTCCAGATGAATGGTGCTCTTACAATAGGAACTCTTGATGGTGCTAATGTAGAGATACGTGAGCTTGTGGGAGAAGAAAACTTCTTCCTCTTTGGTCATGATGAAAAAGGTATAGCAGATCTATGGCAGAATGGATATGATCCTAAGAGTCATATGAGTTCTGAACTTTGGGAAGTAATTAACTTAATCAAAGGTGGACATTTTAGTCAAGGAGATAAAGAGAAGTTTGAACCTTTATTGAATAATCTTTTGAATCATGATCCCTTCTGTGTCTTTGCAGATTTCTCTGATTACCTAGATGCTCAAGATAGAGTAAGCAGTGCATGGACAAATAGAGATGCATGGAATCGTATGTCGGTTATCAACACTGCACGTTCGGGTTTCTTCTCTTCTGATAGATCTATTAGGGATTACTGTACTAAAATTTGGGGTATTCCACACTGACCCTTTTAAGTGTTCTTGTATAATTAGTAGTGTCGCCTTCGGGGACAACAATTAACACTCGCTTTTAAAGGGGAACCATGAACACACTAGCAAGGTATCACGCTGCTAATCTTCCAGAACTATTTGATAAGATTACAAAGAACAGCATAGGAATGGATGATTATCTCAATCAGTTTTGGGATAGTACAACCACTTCAAATTATCCACCATACAATTTGGTACAATTAAATAATCATGAATCTAAACTCGAAATCGCACTTGCGGGATTCAAGAAAGATGAAGTTAAAGTCTATACAGAGTTTGGAAAACTATATGTTGAGGGCAAGAAAGAAGAATCAGAAGTTGATGGAACGTTTGTCCATAAAGGACTGGCCCAACGTGATTTCCAACGAGTTTGGACGATCACTGACGATACGGAGGTTGGATCCGTCAAGTTTGAAGATGGACTCCTCACCGTGGAGTTGAAGAAGATAGTTCCAGATCATCATGCAAGAAAGGAATATTTGTGATATAATATTCCTATTGTTATGTTTTTGTAATGGATTATAAAACTTCTGGAGTTGATATTGAAGCTGGAAGATCTTTTGTAGATCAAATTAAAGACACTGTTAAGTCCACTCATCGGCCTGAGGTCATGGGTGGATTTGGTGGTTTTAATGGAATGATAAAAATTCCATCTGGGTATGAGAATCCTATATTAGTTTCTGGTGCTGATGGTGTAGGGACTAAAGTTCATGTTGCTGAATTGAATGCAACTGGAGATCCATCTGTTATGCGTGGTATAGGGATTGATCTTGTTGCCATGTGTGTTAATGATGTGATTACCTGTGGTGCGAAACCATTATATTTCTTAGATTATATTTGTACGTCAGATATAAAATTGCATGGAGAGTTAGTAACAGAATTAGTTAATGGTATAGCAGATGGATGTAGATTATCAAAGTGTTCTTTATTAGGTGGAGAAACAGCAGAGCATCCAAGAAGGATGAGTATGGTAGATCCTATTAAAGATCTTGCAGGATTTTGTACTGGTATTGTAGAGCAGAGTGAGATTATTGATGGTAGTTTAATACGTGAGAGTGATGTTGTTATTGGTATAGAAAGTAGTGGAGTCCATAGTAATGGATTTAGTTTGATAAGAGATATGTTATTCAGGCATAAGATATTTCTTAGTGAGATGCCAGAACTTCTTAATCCTACAACCATCTATGCTCCTTTGATTGCAAATCTATTAGAAGATTTTCCTATTATGGGTATGGCAAATATCACAGGTGGTGGTATTCCAGAGAATCTCCCAAGATGTCTTCCTGATGGATGTGAGGCAAGAGTTGATTATAACTCTTGGAAGATGCCAGAATTGTTTAGTAAGATTATGCTTGCTGGTGAGATTCCTGAAGAGGAAATGAAGAATGTATTTAATCTTGGTATTGGATATTGTTTGGTGGTTCCTGAGAATGTAGCAACAGATGTCCAGTTAAGAATTCATGGGCATGGGTTGCAGTCTTGGGTGATCGGTGATATAATACATAAAGGAAAATAAATTTAGAAATGTCTATTAAAGTAGCTGTCCTAAATTCCACAGAGCAGATCATTGCTGAAGTCAAAGAACTTATGTCTGATGGGAATCCAGTAGGATATCTTTTCACCAATCCTCATAAGGTAGTCACACAAGCTCCTTTTCTACAGGATGATGAAAATAATACTTCTATCCAAGTATCACTATCACCTTGGATTCTTGTATCTGCTGAAAAACAAATTGCAGTTCCTCCTAATTTTGTTGTAACTGTAGTGGAACCAATAGATAGTATTAAGAAAATGTATTTGGAGAAAATCAATGGATCAAATAGTGAAGTGCCTTCTTCTAAAGAATGATCTGATAATAATATCCGATATTGTTGAAATTGCTGGTGAATTAGGAGAACCTGATTGTAAATTAACAAATCCATTTAGGATGGTTAAACAAAAAGAAACTGATTCATACACTTTAGAGACTTGGTTAGATTTTACTGACCAAAATGAAATTATGATACACTCTGATAGTATACTTACACTAGTTGATCCAACCCCTGATCTTTTATCAAAGTACTTTGATCTAATTAAATAATGCGATTCTATACAAACGTTCAGATGGTTGGAGACAACTTCTTAGTTCGTGGTTATGAAAATGGAAGACATTTTGCAACCCGTGAGAAGTTTTATCCAACCCTTTTTGTCAGTACAAAACAGAAGACTAAGTATAAAACTCTTAATGGAGAATATGTAGAAGCAATTGAACCTGGTACTGTTCGTGAGAGTAGAGATTTTATAAAGAAATATGAGGGTGTAGAGAATTTTAATATTTACGGTAATGAAAGATTTATCTACCAATATATTTCTGATAAGTATCCAGAAGATGAGATAAAGTTTGATGTAGGTAAGATTAAAATAACTACAATTGATATTGAGGTTGCATCAGAGAATGGATTCCCTGATGTAGAATCTGCTGCAGAGGAGATACTTCTTATCACCCTACAGGATTATAATACAAAACAGATTCGTACATGGGGATTGGGACCATTTAATAATAAGCAAGAGAATGTGATATACAAATCATTTAGAACTGAGTATGAACTTCTAAATGATTTTATTAATTGGTGGATGATTGAGGAGAATACTCCTGAAGTTATTACTGGATGGAATAGTGAATTGTATGATATGCCATATCTTTGTCGTCGTCTAGAAAGAATTTTAGGTGAGAAATTGATGCGTCGTATGTCACCTTGGGGATTAGTGACTGAGAAAGAGATTTATATTGCTGGTCGTAGAAATATTTCTTATGATGTTGGTGGTGTTACTCAGTTGGACTATCTTAATCTTTATAAGAAGTTTACTTATAAGGCACAGGAATCTTATCGTTTGGATTATATTGCTAGTGTAGAACTTGGACAGAAGAAATTAGATCACTCTGAGTTTGATACCTTTAAGGACTTCTACACAAAGGGTTGGCAAAAGTTTGTTGAGTATAATATAATTGACGTGGAACTTGTTGACCGTATGGAAGACAAGATGAAGCTCATTGAGCTTGCCATAGTTATGGCATATGACGCAAAAGCAAATTATGCTGATGTATTCTCACAAGTTCGTATGTGGGATGCTATAATATATAACTATCTAAAGAAGCGGAATATAGTTATTCCACCAAAAGAAAGATCTGATAAAGACGCAAAGTACGCAGGAGCTTATGTCAAGGAACCGATTCCAGGAAAGTATGATTGGGTGGTTAGTTTTGACCTCAACAGTCTGTATCCTCATCTTATTATGCAGTACAATATCTCGCCAGAAACCCTCTGGGAGACTCGACATCCCAGTGCGAGCGTTGAGGGGCTCTTAAATCAGGAGATAAAGATTGATGGGAATTTTGCAGTTTGTGCGAATGGAGCTCAATATAGGAAGGATGTTCGTGGGTTCCTTCCTGAACTCATGGAGAAGATTTATAAAGATCGCACCATTTACAAAAAGAAGATGCTTGCGGCAAAGCAGGAGTATGAAAAGAAGAAGACAAAGGCACTTGAAAAGGAGATTGCTAGATGCAATAATATTCAGATGGCCAGGAAGATTCAACTTAATAGTGCTTATGGTGCTATTGGGAATCAGTATTTTCGATACTACAAACTGGCTAACGCTGAAGCCATTACCTTAAGTGGTCAAGTTTCTATTCGCTGGATAGAGGATAGAATGAATAGGAAGATGAATAAGATTTTAAAAACAGAGGAGGTTGATTATGTTATTGCTTCAGATACTGATTCCATTTATCTTAATCTCGGTCCTTTGGTCGAGGCTGTATACAAGGGAAGAGAGAAAACTAATGAAAGCGTTGTCACGTTCCTTAATAAGATCTGTGAGATGGAATTTGAGCCTTTTATTGAAAGTTCTTATCAAGCGTTGGCCGACTACGTGAATGCTTATGATCAGAAGATGTTCATGAAACGTGAGAACATTGCTGATCGTGGAATATGGACTGCCAAGAAAAGATACATCTTGAATGTATGGGATAGTGAAGGTGTTCGATATGAAGAACCAAAGATGAAGATTATGGGACTTGAGGCTATTAAATCCTCAACCCCTGCACCTTGTCGTCAAATGATTAAGGACGCACTTAAGTTAATGATTACTGCAACAGAGGATGATGTAATTAATTTTATTGATAAGTGTCGTAAGGAATTTAAGACTCTTCCTGCTGAAGAAATTGCCTTTCCTAGAACTGCTTCTGATATTCGTAAGTATCATGCAGCATCTACAATATATGCGAAAGGAACTCCTATACATATACGTGGTGCATTGTTATTCAACCATTATGTAAAGAAACATAAGTTGAATAATAAGTATTCACTTATCGGCAATGGCGAAAAGGTTAAGTTCATTTACCTGAAAGAACCAAACATCATTCATGAAGATGTGATTTCTTTTATTCAGGATTTTCCTAGAGAACTTAACCTTGACAAATACATCGATTATGAACTACAATTTGAGAAAAGTTTTGTAAAACCACTCAAAGCGATTCTTGATGCGATTGGCTGGAATGTCGAAAAAACTGCAAACTTAGAATCATTTTTTTCCTAATGGAACTACCTATCAACGATAAAGATTTAGCAACAATAATAAATGCACTATCTCTCGGTGGAGATGCTAGACTTTATCATCTTTTGAAAGAAGTGAAGGAAGTTAGGGATCTTAATCCTGATGGACCTTACAAGAAAATTTTACGTGAACAAAAAGGAATTAGTATTTAATGGATTTTTTAAAGGAAATTGTCAAAGAAATAGGTGATGACTACACCCAACTCGCAGCAGACATCGAAGGACAAGAACAGTACATCGATACAGGATCGTTCATATTTAATGGACTTGTTAGTGGCTCCATTTTTGGTGGTGTATCTAGCAATAAGATTACTGCCATCGCTGGTGAAAGCAGTACTGGGAAAACTTTCTTCTCCCTCGCAGTTGTCAAGAACTTTTTGGACAATAATCCTGACGGTTACTGTCTTTATTTCGATACTGAAGCTGCTGTTAATAAAGGATTACTTGAATCCCGTGGTATAGATCTTAATAGATTAGTTGTTGTTAATGTTGTAACTATTGAGGAATTTAGATCAAAGGCACTTAGGGCAGTTGATATATATCTTAGAACCCCAATAGAGAATCGCAAACCATGTATGTTTGTGTTAGACTCTTTGGGAATGCTCTCTACTGAAAAAGAAATTAGAGATGCACTTGATGACAAACAGGTTCGTGATATGACTAAATCACAACTTGTCAAAGGTGCATTTAGAATGTTGACTTTAAAGTTGGGACAGGCAAACATTCCTTTAATTGTCACAAATCATACCTATGATGTCATCGGTTCTTATGTCCCCACAAAAGAAATGGGTGGAGGTAGCGGTCTTAAGTATGCTGCTAGTACTATCATATACCTCTCGAAGAAGAAAGAGAAAGATGGTAAAGAAGTCATCGGAAATATTATCAAGGCAAAGACTCATAAGTCACGTTTAAGTAAAGAAAACCAGCAAGTAGAAATAAGACTCTATTATGATGAGAGAGGATTGGATCGCTATTATGGTCTTCTTGAATTAGGAGAGCTTGGTGGTATGTGGAAGAATGTTGCTGGACGTTATGAGTTCAATGGGAAGAAAATATATGCAAAGGAAATATTAAGAAATCCCCAAGAATACTTTACTGATGATATAATGGAGAAACTTGATAAGGTTTCTCAACAGTACTTTGCATATGGAACGAATTGAAACTACGATTCTTAGGAATCTAATATTCAATGAAGAGTACTCTAGAAAGGTCATACCTTTTATTGAACCTTTATATTTTGAAAATAGATCTGAAAAGGTAATCTTTGAAGAAGTAACTAAATTCATTGTTAAGTATGGTTCTGCCATTACTATCGAAGCTTTAAATATAGAAGTTGAAAATAGATCAGATCTTACAGAAGATGAAATAAAAGGTGTCAGGGAAATTAATAATTCTCTGACAAGTACTGCTGTTGATGATCAGTGGTTACTTGATACTACTGAGAAATGGTGTAGAGATAGAGCAATCTATATTGCACTTATGGAATCTATTGCTCTTGCAGATGGGCAGGATGATAAGAAAGGTAGAGATGCTATTCCATCTATTCTTTCCGATGCACTAGCAGTATCATTTGATAATCATATAGGACATGATTATCTTCAAGATTATGAAGAACGTTATGATTCATATCATAGAAAGGAAGATCTTATTCCATTTGATTTAGAATATTTTAATAAGATTACAAAAGGTGGTCTTCCAAATAAAACACTTAATATTGCTCTCGCTGGTACTGGTGTGGGTAAGTCTTTGTTTATGTGTCATGTTGCATCTTCAGTTCTTTTACAAGGAAAGAATGTTCTTTACATTACAATGGAGATGGCAGAAGAAAAGATTGCTGAGAGAATTGATGCTAATTTATTAAACATTCCTATTCAGCAATTAATAGATCTTCCTAAACCTATGTTTGATACAAGGGTTTGTAATCTTGCAAAGAAGACTCAAGGTACTCTTATTATTAAAGAGTATCCTACTGCATCTGCACATAGTGGTCATTTTAAAGCATTATTAAATGAACTATCGTTGAAGAAATCATTTAAACCAGATATAATATTCATAGATTATTTGAATATTTGTGCATCATCAAGACATAAAGCAAATGCATCAGTCAACTCCTATTCATACATCAAAGCAATCGCAGAAGAATTACGGGGTCTCGCAGTTGAGGCGAACGTTCCGATTGTATCTGCCACTCAAACTACTCGTAGCGGCTTTGCTAGTAGCGATGTGGACCTTACTGACACCTCTGAGTCTTTTGGACTCCCTGCTACTGCTGACCTTATGTTTGCCCTTATTTCTACAGAAGAGTTGGAAGGTTTGAATCAAATCATGGTTAAGCAGTTAAAGAATAGGTATAATGATCCTACTATCTTTAAGAGATTTATTGTGGGTATTGATAGAGCAAAGATGAGATTATATGACGTAGAACAAAAGGCACAAGAGGATATAGTTGACAGTGGACAAGAAGAGGAGTATAATCCTATTAATGAAAAGAAACCTAAAAAATCTTTCGCTGAATTTAAATTCTAATGCCTAAAGAAAAAGTATATGTTCCTGTAGTGGAACCAAAGTCAACCTCATACATTGAGTATATTGAACTTGGTAGGACTGTAACTCCACAACCAGTATTCAAAAAAGATACTATTCGTGTTAGATTATTACAAAGATGTTTGGGTAATCCAGCAGAAACTTTTGATACAGAAAAGCATTGGGAATATGA